GAGGATATAATTATGGCACAAACTACGTTTTCAGGACCAATATTAGCTGGTACTATTAAAAATACTACAGGTACTACAGTTGGAACTGATATGAAAAACACAGGTCAAGTTGTAATGGCACAAACTTTTGCAATTGATCTTTCAAGTGGAGCAATCGCAGCTGAAGCATCAAATGTAATAATTCCAGCAAACTCTCAAATTATTGATTGTATTTTTGATATTATTACAGCAGCAAACACTTCTACTAATATTAGTGTTGGTTTTGTGGGCGGCGCAGCTACTGCTCTTGTAAACGCTCATACAATCGGAACAACTGCAGGTAGACAATACCCAACAACAACAGCTGGTGGAGCATTAGCTTGGGAAGATATTGGAACATCTGATCAAAGAATTAATTTTACTAATTCTGCAGCAACAAATGCAGGTGAAGTTAGAATTACGATTACGTATCAGCAAAACAATAACTTAGCATAATAATTTAGTGTGGGCTCCGGCCCACACATAATTTAATAAGGAGAAACAATGTCATCATACTCAAGTGATCAACAGGTAGCCAACGCTACAGTAGACGCACAAATGGTTCCCACAACTCAAAGGGCTAGATTAACAGGTATTCAAGCTGAAGGTGCTTCTGGATCTAAAATAATTTTTAAATCTGGTGGAGCAGCTGGAACTGCAATAGCTACGTTTGAGTTTGGATCTGAAGGAATAGATTTTTATGTTCCAGGTTCTGGAATTCTATTTGACGAAGGAATTTATTTAGATTTAACAGCTACACCAAGTGTTACTATAACATTTACGTAGGAGTAAATTGTGGCTACAATAACTTACACAGTAACCGTAGCAACGGGTACAACACAATATGGAACCGGTAATAGATATTATATTAACGGTGAGTTAGCTCCTGTTTTATATTTAGATGAGGGTAATACTTACATATTTGATCAATCTGATTCAACAAACGATACCCACCAATTAGCTTTTTCTACAAACCCTAATAACTCGCCAGCTGCTTCTTATACAACTGGTGTAACTTCAACAGGATCACCAGGAACTTCTGGAGCTAAAACAACAATTGTTGTAGCACCTGTTAAAAAAACAGGGGCACCTGTAATATTTTATTATTGTATTAACCATAGTGGTATGGGTAATACTGCTCAAACCATTGCACCTACTTCTGGTGAAGCAGAGTTTAATCCACAAATAGATGAAATTATAGAAGAAGCTTTTGAAAGAACTGGAGTTCAAGGAACTAGAACAGGATATCAATTAAAATCTGCAAGACGTTCTTTAAATATAATGTTTCAAGAGTGGGCAAACAGAGGTGTTCATTTATGGAAAGTTAAACTTGCAAAAATTCCATTAGTAGAGGGTCAAGCAGAATATAACTTTGCATCTGACTCTGCAAATTTTCCACAAGATATTGATTCCGTACTAGAAGCATATTATAGAAATAACTCTGATGCTACCGCACCACAAGATATTGCACTTACAAAAATAGATAGATCTGCTTATTCAGCTACACCAAACAAACTAGCTAAAGGTACACCATCACAATATTATGTAGAAAGAAAGCTAAACCCAAGTATATTTCTATATACAACACCAAGTTCAAGTGTATCAAGCACAACAACACCAAGTAATTTTCAATTTTGTTTTTATTACTTAGCAAAAATTCAAGACGCAGGATCCTATAATTTTACAACAGATATAGTTAATAGATTTTATCCTTGTATGATGTCTGGTCTTGCATATTATTTAAGTCAAAAATATTCACCAGCTATAAGTCAAGAGTTGGAAAGAAGATATGAAAGTGAATTATTAAGAGCTCTTGATGCAGATAATCAAGGCACATCTACTTTCATTTCACCACAAACATTTTATGGAGATGGAGTATAATGGGTAAGTACGCATCAGGAAAATACGCATACGCAATATCAGATAGATCTGGTTTAAGATTTCCATATGATGAAATGGTTAGAGAATGGAATGGTTCGTTAGTTCATTTTTCAGAGTTTGAACCAAAACAACCACAGTTACAACCAAAACCAGTTGGCTCTGACCCTCAAGCTCTATTAAATCCAAGACCACAACCTGCGTCTAAAACTAGTTTAATACTTTTAGATTCTAATCCTTTTACAACTGTAATTTATAGTGGAACAACTTATGTAAATGTTTTTTCAGAAGATCATCAAAGAGCAGCTGGCTCTATAGTTAGATTTAGAGGACCACCAGAAGTTATAACCGCTGGTCCAGGAGGAGATAGTGATGACACTCCAAATTTACAACAATTTCAAAACATACCTACTTTTGATAATGTAAGTGATTTAAATAATGCAAATGGTTTTACAATCGCTTTAGGTCAAATAGATTCTTCAGGAAACATAACTGGTGCAACTACATCAGATTCTTTGACGGACCCAATAAATTTTTTTCACATAACAAGCACTAGTAATGCTACAACAGGTGGTATATCAGGTGGTGGAGATAATTGTTCAGCAGGACCAGTAACATTAGAGGTAATAAACGGATAATGGCATACACTTTAGACAATTTAAGAACTGATATTAGAAACTATACAGAGGTTAGTAGTAATGTTTTATCTGACACTGTGTTAGAGAGAATAATCAAAAATGCAGAACTAAAAATTCACAGAGCAATAGACACAGATCAAAGCGTATTCTATGCAACATCAAATTTAATTATTAATAATAGATACGTAACAATTCCATCTGATTTAAGGTTTATTAGATATGTTCAACTTACAAATTCTGATGGAGAACAATTTTATTTAGAGCAGAGAGACACTAGTTTTATAGCGGAATATTACTCTACACCAGGCACAAATTCTGTAGATATACCTAAATATTATGCAAACTGGGACGAAGAGTTTTGGGTGGTGGCTCCTACACCTGATAGAACCTATGAGATTACACTAGCTTATGATAAAGAGCCAGCAACAATCACCACAGATACAAGTGGCACTTATTTATCAAATAAATATTCAGATCTTCTTTTATACGCGTGTTTAGTAAATACATATGGGTACTTGAAAGGCCCGACAGATATGTTACAATACTATAAAGCTGCGTATGATGAAGCTTTAGAATCGTATGCTATCGAGCAAATCGGTAACAGACGCAGAGACGAATATCAAGATGGTGAAGTTCGGGCTCAACTTAATGTCAAACCACCATCAAGTTATGGAAAATAAATAGGAGAAAATAAAAATGGCAAATGTAGTACCTTTTTCATTCGCACAAGAGTTGTTGAAAGGAGCACATAATTTCACAACTAACACTATTAAACTAGCTTTGTACACTGCTGGATCAGGCGCTCCTTACTCAACTTCAAGCACAGCATATTCCTCTGGAGTAGCAAATGAAGTTAGTGGAGCTGGTTATACAACTGGTGGAAATACTTTAACCAGTCCGGTTGTTGCTAACCAAACAAATGTTGCAACTTTAACTTTTGCACAAACACAGTTTACATCTGCAACTTTTGGTGCAGCTTATGCAGTTATATATAATAATTCAGCGAGTGATAAGTTAGTTGTTGTTTTAGATTTTGGTGGAACAAAATCTTGTTCAAACGGAACATTTACAATTACGTTCCCAAGTA